GGCTTGCCATAAGGCGTTGACATGATTTTTGCTTTGCCGATAAAGTTGTCACCGTCTTCGTAGAGTTCAGTAATCATATGAGAAACACGCTCAAGATTGACTGTTGGGCCATCGGGGTGACCGAGTTCGCCAAACGCACGATTCTGCTCTACGAATTCTTTGTTGTATTTTCTAACTTCTTTCTTCAAAGTCTCTTTTGGGTAGACTCTTCCGTTTCTGTTTTTCTTTTCTGCTTGAAGAAAGATACCCTCGATGAAATATCTTTTTTCACCGTTGAACTGTTCTTCAAGGACTTTGATTGATTCGTTAACTTCTGTAATCAGTTTCATTGTTTTTTCCTTGATTTTGTTTATTTCTTAAAAGGAGCCTGGATTTCTTGGATCAATTACAAAAGGAATATCATAGTCTGGCAATTCAGGTGGAATAGGATCAATGGGTGAATCTCCACCCATAATTAGATTCCATAGCCAACTGCTAGCGTCGTGAACAGTATCGAGAATATCTACCCAAACACTTAACAGATCATAATACATTTGATCCACATATTCTTGTCTTTCTTCATCCGACAACCAAGGCTGCATCCAACCATGTGCTTCGGCAACCCCATAAATGATTGTGACAAATATATCTTCATCCCACGACCATGTAACGTCGGTGCCAGTTCTTGGATCACCACTCGAAACAAGAATGCCTGCGTCAATAAGAGCCTGTACTATTTCAGGATTACTATTCATAAGACTTGCGATATTATCTTTTAAGTAATCACCGAATGTAAGACCTGCTTCAAAGGCTAACATTACTAAAATTTGGGATATGAAAAAACCTCGTAAAGTTAACATGGCGGCTCTAAGGCCCGCTCTTTTACCAGCCGCAGTTAAACCTTGAGTCCTGACTTTTTTAAGCCATTCGAAAAAGGTTGGGGGTTTGTTACCAAATATATCTCGTATAGATCTTCTAGATGCTCTATGTAATTTCAAATCCCAGGAAGCAGGTGCAATTGGTCTTGATCCCGCTGCAACGGCACGATTTTTGAAGAAATAAGCCGCTTGAACAACAAACGAATCAATAGTAGAGGCATTTTGCAATGTCATCAACATGAATAAGTTATGCGTCATATCAGGGCTTAGGAGTCCTGGTTCAAAACCGTCGAGTGATCCGTTTTCTTTTTGATATTCATATGCCTCTAGAAGCACAGTGGCAAAATATTCTTGAAGTTCAGGATGATTATCAAGATAACCAAAGGTATCATCAATATAATTTGTGATTAGGTCAGGAGCATCCTCTTCGGAAACACCAAACAGATTGTTTATTGCCCATGTAAACGCTGCTTCAATACCAAGTTCAAAAGTAACGCAACTCATAAATTGTGCAAATAAATTGGGATGTCTAGATAAAGGTATAGTAAGACCAAGAAGAACTGTTGCTGAAACTAAGTTAAAAGTTTGACCGTCTGGTAAAATTATAGTACCATTTTCATCTGGCTCCATTCCTCTTGACGCTATCATACCTTCAAATATCATTTCAATTTGAGATCTGGCAAGATCATCGGATCCTTCCATTAAGGCTGCAAGCATTTCTCTGAGTTGTTCAACGGTAATGCTATCATCGCCTTCATACCACTGATCAAGTAAATTTTGAAAATCTAGAGAGGCTTTAGTATTTTCTAAAAGATTACCAAATATATCCTGAGGATTAACAGGTCTTCGTTTATCTTTACCAATTTCGGGTCTTGTTGGTTTACCAATAAATCTTCTGTGTGTGACTAACTTGGGGTCAATTTTTAATTGTGATTTTGGTGGTCGAGATCCTCCGCCTTCGCCACCTTGACCACCTTCGCCACCAGGAGGGTTTCCACCCCCACCAAATTGCTCAGACACTAATCTGTATAAGTCGTAACGTTTCATAACCCGAATGATCTCCTCTTAGTCATCGATCTTTTTCTTCTTCGTGCGATGGCAGGGTTCTTACCCTTTCTTCTTCTCGCTGCTTTCTTTGCTGCAAGTTTTCTCGCAAGTTTTTCTCTTGCAGTTTGCTTCTTACATTTGCCACCAACTAAACGAAAGCCTGGACCGCAGATTTTCTTTCGTACTTTCTTACCACCACGAACAACAAATCTTCTCTTTGCTGTGATTTCTTCGAGATCTGCATCTTCACTCATCATTATGATTTGATGATCTCTATCAACCTTGTAGTTCATCGCTTGTGGATCTTTTTTTTCTTTCTCACCATAATGATGTTCAGTATTTTGCCCCATGACACCAAGGGCTGCCTGAATCAAAGAGTCAAAGGATGAGTAGGATTCACGAATCATTATGTTCCTGTCACAAACTCTAAGAATACAAAACCGTTAGACGATGACGCTGGCGCAACTTTACACACACCTGTAAAACCAGCAGGCAAATCGCCAATTGGTGGCTCACCATCATTGCCATACTTTAAGTCACCGTTGAGTGTTGCACTGCTACCGCAAATCAGTTTATCAGCAGTCCCGGCCCATTGCAATACTATATTGGTCGAAGAAACATTGAAGCGTGAAAGTTTTATGTCTGCGGTGGGGCTTGTGATTGCAAAAGCATCTTGACCCGTTGCCGAACCATCAGGAATAAAATTGTTTGTACCTGAACGCACAAATTTATCATTCACTGGAATGAGAACACTATTGTTATCGTTATCAAAGGCAATGATGGTTGAGTATTTGTTTCTAGTTTGAAGAATATCGTATTGTGTTATAGCCATTTTTTTTCCTTAACTCGCAGAAAACTCTAGATAAGCGTAGCCTCTTGGCGCTGTTCCGCTGAAAGAAAGAACAGCAGTGCCTGTAAATCCAGCAGGCAGATCATCGCCACCAACAGAAGGCTCACCATCAAAACCATATTTTAAATCACCATTACCAATTCCTGAGTGTATTATTACATTCTTGTTTGATGTTCCACCAAAAGAAATTTTCATTGTTCCGCCGCCTGTGTAAGCATTGACTTTTTTTAGTTTGATGTTCGCTGTTGGTCCTGGCACAGAGAAAGCACTTTGACCTGTTGCTGATCCATCAGGAATAAAGTTATCTGTGCCTGATCGATTGAAGGTAATTGGCACATTGATCGTTGCGTCAGTATCAATACCAATGAATGCTGCAAAACGGTTTGCTGTTTTTGCAACTGTATAAATTGTGTTTGCCATCATTCACCTCTTTCGATTTTTACTGAAAAATCTAAAACTCGAAGAAAATTGTTTTTGTCTTTTGATGTCAGATCACGAAGATTTTTTTGATTTGATTCATTGAGAGAATCATGTGTGTTTAGAATGTAAGATGCCATTTTAGGAGTGACTGAAATGTTTTCGCCGCTTCTCAGAGTAATTGATTCTGTTTGATGATTTGTTCGAATCTCACTTAGCAAAGGTAAAATATTTCTTGTCACAAACATCTCGTCTAGTTTTCCTCTTGTGTCCTTTGCAATCGACTCAAGAATGTTTCTGTTTTCGTTGTTCTTTAGTTTCACAACGATGTGACTTCCTGTTCTTGTTGCCACACCAATTTTCATCTCATTCACAGCAACCATAAATCGCTGTGAATTATCTTTATTATCAAATTTGAACCTGTATGTCATGTTATTAGGAATATTTTTTAATAAGTCTTGATAGAACGTCACTTTCATGTTCTATTTTAAAGATGGCCTTTTCAATCGTGTTTTTGTTTTTCTTGATGTACTTAGCAACTTGATTGATATCACCATTATATTGTTTGAGTAATTTTTCGATGGTTACAACAGAACCTGCTAGGCCTCCTTGACCACTTAAGTTTGCTGGTCTATCAAGAGTGGCTTGATCTGGATCTAACTTCGGTTTTGTAGGATAATAACCCAGGCCACTAGGACTAACACTCATTTGTCTTAACTTCTTGAGAACTTTTTCAACGTCAGTTCCCTTGAGAAGTTTTTTAAGTTTTTTTTCTGAGTCAGTCGGAGAATCGTAAGACTCACTTACCTTTTTTTTTACACCCTCGTTCTTGCCTTTGAAGTTCTTGTCAACATAGTTGAAGAATTCTTTTTTCTTTTCTTCTGACTCTAACTCGCCAGGATTTGAAACGCCAAACTTCTTCAAAGCACTCTTAAAAAACTTTTCGTAGTCTGTTTCTTCTGACAACTCTTCATTGACAACTTTAGAAACAATTTCCTCTGTCAAAGAGTCTGTCACCTTTTCTTCAACTTTTTCAGCCAAAGGATCAAGCGTTCTTTGAACATCGTGAGTTTCGAGAATGTGAAAACGGCAAGTATTGATTGCTTCGTTCAAACGAACGTTCAATTCGTTTTCGATTACGTTTTTGAAGTTGAATGTGTTTTCTTCAACTGCTTCTGCGATTGCTTTTTTTAGATTCAGGCTCATAGTTTTTCTCCAATGAAACTATTTATAAGTTTAGAAACCACCATCTTCTTCCTTGTACTGGGGATTCTCTTTTTCTGCTTTGATTTCTTCATCCATCTTGGTGATCATACGATCATCTTGACGTAGAATGACTCGACGAATGTGATCGTGAGAGTAATACTTGCCAGCGTACTCTGTGATAGATTGAAGCAATTCAAGTCGCTCTCTTTGCACTTCTGCTTCTTTGAGTTCCGAGAAGTACGAATCACGAAGATACACAAAGTTGATGTCTTCTTTCATGGCTTCAAAGTCTTCGCCAGAAACAATGCCCTTGAGTCGAAGTTGTGTTTCGAGAAGATCATAGAAAAACTCAGAAAACTTCGAGCGAAGTTGTTGAATGAACTTTGTAAACTTCAACTCATCACGAGTAATTTCTGTGCTTCTTCCGAGATTGAACTGTGACTCACTTTCGAGGCGACTCGGTGGCACATTCAATGACTTGTAAAGTTTCTTCAAGAAGTATTCGACATCTTCTAACTCGCCAAGATTTTGCCCACCATCAAGAGTCGTGATTTCTGTTCCTCGACCACCTTCTCGTCTTGGCAACCAAAAGTCTTCCATGATCGACTGATGATGACTTTGATCTCTAACTTCACCAGTGTTCACATCGTATGTAATTTTGTTCTTGTACTTCTTCTGAATGTCTTCAAGATACTGTTCAGCACGAGCCTTTGGCAAGTTACCAACATCAATGTAGAAGATTCTTCTTTCTGGTGCTCTTGAGATACGATAGATAACAATCGCATCTTCTGTCATCTTCAATTGATTGAGAGGCTTGATTGCTTTGTGTAGATAAGAAAGCATTCTCTTGCCTGAAGGATCTGGCAAACCAGATGGGCAATAAACAACTGTGTCTTTCGAAATTTTGATGCCTTGCTCATCTTGATTGAAAGAGGTATGAAATCCTTCTGGGTTGTAAAGATAAAATTCTTCACGGACAGACTGCAACTCGACGCCAGATTCTTGATCTCTTTCCTTATCCATTTCACGAACCTTTTTGATCTTGACAGGATCGATAAAACGAATTTCTTGAATACCATCTTTTTCGTTCTCTTCATCAATGAGCATGTGAAAGTACAAACGACCATCAATATACCAACGACGAAAGATTTCGTGGGCGCGTGTTTTTAGACGAAGCAGTTTACAGACATTAACAAACTCTTCAGCAATCGCTTTTTTGACTTTATCACTATACTCAATGTCATCTACCACAATCTCAACAGGCATCTTACGATCATCATGCACAATTGCTTCGTTCACAATATCTGTAATTGCTTGTTCAATCTCAGGATAGATTGACATCTTTCGATACTCATTGATAAGTTGTACATCAGATTTGTTCTGAGAGTACGCATCAAGATCGAGATAATAGCCATAAGACCCAAAACCGTAAGAAGAACTTACGGTTAAAGAGCCATCTTCATTTTCAGGGGCGATTACACTTTTTGGCTTTGTGTTTTCTTCATCTTTGCCAAAAGTAAATCCGAATAGTTTTACTGCCATTGGTTACTCCATTACAACAAAACTATTTATAGAGTTTTAGTCAGTTGTATTTGTCTTAAAGTATTGATATTCTAAGGTTACTGTAAATTCTTCAATAGCACCTGTAGACTCATAACTCAATTCAATCGGGCTTACTGTTGAAGGCCAGCAACCAACAATCTCGTATGTTTTCAACTCTTCATTGTTTTTGCCGAGTTGTGTGACTCGCCAGTTTTGTTGAATTTCTTGAAGTGAAACTGTACCTATGTTTCCTTCCATGCTATTGATCAAGTGATTCCACTTCTCAAAAGCGTCACGAAGAGCAAAGTCTGTGTCATTGATAATTGTGAGTTCCCATGGTTCAAATGTTCGAT